TGTGTATACAGTAACGCTACAACAATGTCTGATGGCACAAAAGCCACCAAGTACCGTATTGGTACGCCATCCAAAGCGATGGTTGCCGCTGCTGCACGCCTCGCAGGCGCCCAACTGTTCGCATAAACACCGAACAGAGTAAACCCGACTGAGGGGTTTACACTACTAGGGGAATGTGGTATAATAGCTACATTCCCCTTTTTTATATTATGATGTTGGAGTTTGTGAAATATGAGTAATGACTTTTTGTGGGTTGAGAAGTATCGTCCCCAAACAATTGAAGATTGTATCCTACCTGAGCATATCAAATCTACCTTCCAGGAGATTGTGAAGACTGGTGAGATGCATCACATGTTGATGTGTGGTAGTGCGGGTCTAGGTAAGACTACTGTCGCTAAGGCACTATGTAAAGAACTAGATCTGGACTACATGATCATCAACGCATCAGAGGATGGTAACATCGAAACTCTGCGCGGCAAGATCAAACAGTTTGCTTCTACCGTATCTTTGTCTGGCGGATATAAGGTTGTCATCCTTGATGAGGCAGACTATCTTAATGCACAATCTACTCAACCTGCACTGCGTGGTTTCATGGAGGAGTTCAGTAACAACTGTAGATTCATCCTGACATGTAACTTCAAGCACCGTATCATCGAACCACTTCACTCGCGTTGTGCTGTTATTGAGTTTAATATCGCCAAGAAAGATACTCCTAAGTTGCTTGCTCAGTTCATGAAGCGAATGAAGACTATCTTGAATACCGAAAACGTTACATATGATGACAAGGTACTTGCAGAAGTTATCATGAAGTTCGCTCCAGACTGGCGCCGTGTTATCAATGAGTGTCAACGCTATGGTGCATCTGGTGCAATTGATACTGGTATGCTGTCGTGGATGAACAAGTCCAACATCGAACCGCTGATGGCATCTCTGAAGGATAAAGACTTTAAGAAGATGCGCCAGTGGGTTGCAGATAACATGGACAGTGAACCTGCTGCGATCTTTCGTAAGATCTATGATGGGGTGACAGACACACTCGCACCACAATCTATTCCACAAATCATCCTCATCCTCGCCGAGTATCAATATAAGAATGCATTTGTTGCTGACCATGAACTCAATACAGTTGCATGTATGATTGAGATTATGGCAACTGCGGAGTTCAAGTAATGGCTACTCTAATTGGATCTTTCTACAAGGATAATGATAGTGATGTGTTCGCAAAACTACATCTGAACGAAGTTACAGGATATTATGAGGTACACTACTTTGATAGCAGTATCAAGGAAGAACCTCCTGTCGGACTGTTCGTTCGGTATACAGATGCTACATCAGCATGTAAAGAGTGGACGTCATGAGTAGTCCATTTGAGTTTGTAAACGCTATTAATCAATCCAAATCTGATATCATGGTTGATGATATTGAGGAGAAGTCATATTCTTCTTATATGGTTAATCGATCTCTTTCATATTTCCTTGATACCACACTACTCGCAAACGAGATGAATATCAATCATCACTTGGATAACAGATTGCAATTCGACTTTCTTATAAATACTATTCGTAAGGCTAAACGCTTTTCTAAATGGGCGAAAGCAGATTACCCAAAAGACCTTGAAGTGGTTAAAGAATATTATGGATACAGTAATGATAAAGCCAAAGTGGCACTAACCCTTCTAGATAATGAACAGATTAACGAATTGAGATTGCGAGTGTACAAAGGTGGAACTACAAAACGAAAACTATGAAATAACAGGATGGACTCCAGCATCTATGCTGGAAATAACCTTAAATGAACCAGATGATTTTCTGAAAGTGCGAGAGACGTTAACACGTATTGGTGTTGCATCGCATAAAGAAAATAAACTGTACCAATCATGTCATATCTTACATAAACAAGGAAGATACTTTGTTGTACATTTCAAAGAATTGTTTCTGTTAGATTGTAAACCATCTAACCTGATGTTGAACGATATTCAACGTAGGAATGCTATCGCTACTTTGTTGAGTGACTGGGGCCTAGTCAACATTGTATCATCCGATGCAGTTAAAGACAAAGCACCTCTAAGACAAATTAAAGTTATATCTCATAAAGAGAAACATCAGTGGGAACTTTGCCCAAAATATAATATCGGTAACACTAGAAAAAGTGTTGACCAAGTATAAATAAAAAAGTGAGCAGAGGGTAACTCACTTTAATAAACCCTCACCTATCAGGATATGCCTTCGGGGTATCCAAATTAACTTAACTCGCTTTTAAGGAGAATAAAGCATGACTTCATTCAATAGTGCCGACCTGGCAGCTCTCATCGAACGTTCCCGCAAACTACACGTAGGCATGGAAGATCAATTTGATCGTATGTGGCGTGTACACAATGCAGCCCAAGGAACAATCACAACAAACTATCCCCCTTATAATATCCTGAAAGACGGAGACAACTACATTGTAGAAATTGCAGTGGCTGGTTTCCGTGAAGAAGATATCAATATCGAGGTCAAAGATACTCAACTTATCGTCCAAGGTAAGATTGATTCTCAACCCTCTGTGGATGGACTTCAGTTTATGCATCGTGGCATTGCCGCTCGAGAGTTCGAACGTAAGTTCGTTCTGTCTGATGATGTGGTTGTCAATGGAGCAGAACTTGCACATGGTATGTTGAGTATACACTTAGAACACATTGTTCCGGAATCAAAGAAACCTCGTAAGATTGAAATTAACAGTTCCGGCCCAAAAGAACTTAAAAAAAGTTCAAAAAAAGTTCAGTTTCTGAGTGAATAGGGTTAACCCTAAGACTAAATACATTATGAGGGGAGAAGGGACTGCTCCCCAATTCAGTCCCAACACACTACACACACACAGGAGACTATTATGTCTAACAAAAACCCTTTCGAAATTCGTCAAGAAGTACTTAAGATGGCAAAAGATTACATGGATCAGCAGTGGTCTATGAACCTACAGTTTACTCAACAAATGTTCTCACAAGGTACAAAGACGGTTGAAGAAGTTCAATCAGCACTCAAGATGTACAGTGCACAAGAATTGATTGATAAAGCTACGGAGATGTACACCTTCGTGACCAAGAAAGACTGAATCTAATGTGGCCAGTTTCAGACGAAGAGTGGGAAGCTTGGTTTAATCAACCGAGTACCTAACCCACATCTATTCCTACTTGGACAAAATCCAAGTGGGATTTTTAATGAATATCTTACGAGGATAACCAAAATGCTAAACACTATTAAACAATTATTTGTAAAACTATTCACTCAGAAGAATTCTCTAGAAGAATACATCTTGAGCAAATACCCCCAATCTGCAGCAGATGTAGAACATTGGGCACGTACCTATTCCCATAAAAACTGGAGAGTATAATTGATGTTTAAATCAATACTGGAATTTTTTGAAGTCATAGGTCGCCGGCGCGCTGCTTCATATCTTAACCGTCTAGGGTATCACGACCTAGCCAAAGATGTTATGTCCCTCGACTAACTGTTGTATAAAAACCACAATTAATAACCCTATGCTTGCGTAGGGTATTTTTTTGTGTTACTATATGGCTTCTGTTCAATTAAAAGGATACTCATGTCTACCAAGTCTCACAAAATTCTCGCTACGTTCGGTCAACTCACCACAGACCTTGATAATGCTAAAGTACTACTTAACAAGATGGGTCGTAAAGTGTATCGTAAACAAGAAGACTCTAAGTTAACAGGCGATTATAACACCATTGTGGACTCCGTGAACCGTCTAATGCGCCGAAGGGATACTGCCCTTAAGAACCTGATCAAATACGCTCAGGGACTCCCTACAGGAGTTTGAGTCAGTTGCTTTTAAACCACACTCAATAACCCTACGCTTGCATGGGGTATTTCTTTGTGTTATACTGGCTTCAATAGTTAAGAAAAGGTGAATTTTATGATGAATTTTGAAGAACGTTGTTTGGCAATCACCAAGTCAGTAACCAACATTGAGGCAAGTTTTTTTAATGGCACTATGTTCCTGGACACTCAGGACACTGCGGTTGTTGCCGAAGTCCACCGCTTGCTCAGCATCAACAACCAGCTGGTTGGCATACAATCTGGCAAGTCCGGACAGTCTGACACATATTACGACTTTGTCTAAGGAAATCAAGATGACTAAAGATCAAACACTGAAGCAGGCTCTTGCTGCGGCTTATGCCGTTTATGACGATGCTAGACTTGCTCGTGTTAAAGCATTGGGCGACTATGATAAAGCGCGGTTAGCACTTAGTGATGCTGAGACTGTCGAGCAACGCGCTAGGACTGCACTAGGTGTTGCAATGTCCGGTGATATTAAGCACTACGACGCAAATTGAAAGTCCAAAATGACTAAACTAGAAGAAATGTGGGCAGCATTAGCAAAGTATCAACCGTATGCAGATGCAGATGGAAACGGCAAGTCATGGGCTGAGATGTGTGAATTGAGGACTGCTGAGGCTGCTTTTTTTGCCGCTCGCAATTGTAATGATCCCGGGGCTTCTTTTGCTGCTTCTTATGCTGGCAATGATATTAAAGCAGATGCTTCTGGACAAACCAAACTGTGGGATGGATTTAGTTATTCACACTACGTAGTTGAGCACATTAACATATCAATTGAATTTAAAGAGAAACAGAATGACTAATTTAACAGATAACGAGATATTAGATTTTGTAAGAGAGAATCTAACACTAGACAAAGAGGACGGTCGCATTGTGCTTGGCAATGTTATGGGCGATGTTGTGGGTAATGTTATGGGCGATGTTGTGGGTAATGTTTTGGGTGATGTTGTGGGTGATGTTAGAGGCGATGTTATGGGCGATGTTAAAGGTGATGTTTGGCGTAATGTTGGGGGTGATGTTGATGGTAATATTCTGGGGAATGTCAGGGGCGATGTTGTGGGTAGTGTTGGGGGCGAAGTTAACGGAAAGAAGGTAACAAATGAATGATGAAGAGCGTGATGCCAGAACTGCCAGAGAGGACTACGAGTCAGAGCAGGAGACACAAACGTATCGTGAAGCTGCACAACTTGCAAAGTGGTTGTTTAAAACTCATTACGCACAACAAGAAGTCTACGCATCTGGTCGTGTTATTTGGGGTCTATGTGACACAACCGCTGGCGTGATTTCGCAGATTGACAATATGGTTTGCAAGCTGGTTTTGCCCAAAGAGTCAGAGCCTGTGGCGTGGGCTGACATTCAAAAAGAGGCGCAACAAATTGTTGATTCAAAATTTCTGTGGAAGAAATTTATTGTTGGCACACCATTATCAAACGACATTGCTTGTTGGATGGCTGACTTTGCTCAACAGTACACCACCCCACCACAGCCAGAGCCATTTGCACCTGACTGGGTAAATTATAGGCAAGGGAAAATTGATGGTGCACTAGAAGCACTGGCAGAGCCACAGGAACCACAACTTCCGGAGTTTTATGCAGAACTCGAATACGAAAATCCGGACTGGGGTGTGGCTGTTGCCGTTTATCAGCGCCGCGCCGACAAAGTACCTTTGCTTGTACATCGCGAGGCTTTGCCTAAGCAGCAGCCAGCACAGCGTGAATGGGTAGACGACTGGAAACAAATTGAAGATATGCCCGACACCTTTGACCAAGGTGTTGCATGGGCGCTGGCTAGGCTAAAGGAGAAGAACACATGAATAAAAGAGAAGAACGCATGACTTTGTTTAATTAAAAGTGAGATATCGGTTTACATAAATAATAAAGTATGGTATAATGGTAACATCGAATATGAAAATACTTTCTTTTGACACAATTCAGCGCGGCGGTTGGCTGATTCGCGTATCCGTTCTTGGAATGGAGAATATCCTCGTGTGCTTGCATAACGAAGACACCTCTGAGACAATCGTAAGATCGTATACGGATGAGTTAGACGCTAATCTCTACATTGAATACATAGTACATAAACATTTACTAAAGGATGAACATGATGAATGACATTAAATTAATTAGACTAAACAGCGGCGAAGAGATTCTATGCACAATTATTTCCCAAGATGAGAAGCAAGTTAGGATTGAAGACCCAACTATCATCATTCCGACAGAAGATCGCAACATTGCGCTCGCTCCATGGATGCCATACGCACAAACCCAGCACATGGCTATCAGATCAGATTTTATCGCCTTTACGGTCGAACCCCATCCCCAACTTGCAGAACAATATCGTTCTATCCACTCCAAGATCATTACTCCATCAAC